GCGATGAATCCTATTGCCGGTGCAATATTCTCAATATTTGAACATTTCGCATCATATGCTATATCGTTGATAAAGGGGATATTTCCAAATTCACTATCATTTAGTAATCATATTGAGTTGCCTATATTTAATAGATACAAAAACACTTTGGACAATGTAGTTGATACTTTATATGAGTTACAAAAGTTACAAAAGAGTGGTGGAAAGCAATATACTTTGGATGATGTATTTAATGAACTTGATAAAAATCTAAATGATCCCGACAAAAAATTAATAGATGAACTCAAGAGTGTTAACAAATATGGAACATAATATATGATAAAACTTGCAGATTTGATAGAAGATAATAAACCATGTGGAATGCATTTGGTTGAAAATGTTCAAGTCAGTGAAAATTTAAAATTTCATATTGACAGAAACACCCCACTTTGTGAAAACATATTTAGAACATATAGTGAATCTTATTTTGAATTAATAGAAGAAGTTAGAAAATTATATTATAAAAACAAGATTGAACTGAATGATTGTGATGCCGAATTGGTTGAAAGTGATCTTGGCAGAAAAGACATTTATGAAGGAAGAGAAGTTTATCTTGATGCTCCTATAGAGGAGGAAGAGGATTTATTGATGGAAGTGAAACACCGAGGAAGAGATGTGAAGTTGAATCGTCCCTTTAGAACTCCAGGTGGCCCAAAGAAATATGCGGTGTATGTCAAGAGCAAAAACGGTAAAATAAGAAAAGTTACCTTTGGGGATCCAAATATGAGAGTTAGAGCTAGCAGTGCAGCTCGCCGTAAAAGTTTTGCTGCTCGTCACAAATGTGCTCAAAAGAAGGATCGTACAACGGCGGGTTATTGGAGTTGTCGGAGTCACAGAATCAAGAGTTTGGGCAACAAAGGACATGGTAAATACTGGTAAAATTTATGAACACACAATCTACACCTGAGTATTATGGTTATACCATAGGACAAAACATTGCACCCTACATCAACAAATGTATTGAAAATACAAAAGAATGTTATGTAAGTGTCGGAACTCATATCATTGGTCGTAATGATTCTAACTTTTGGAGCAACGTTGGAAATGTTTATAATGATAGTATTATTACATGGGGATGGGGACCGGTAAAAACGGATGTTAAATTATCTGGTGTTGGTAAGGATAAAACAATTTTGCGATTTATTGATGACGTTCAGAGCCGCCGTTTATTTAACTCTCCTGCTGATTATGTTTTCATGATGCAACCTAAATACGATGAAAGTTGTGATAATTTAATAGTTGATGGAATTACATGGGATGGGAATTTTACGCACAATAGTTCATCTAGTACGATCAATGGAATTCGGGCCCGTGGAAAAAATATTACTATTCAAAATTGTAAATTTATAGATTTTGGTGTAGGCACAAACCAAACCGGAGAATGTTTTGAAATCACCGTTGGTCCGATAAATAATACAGACAAAGGACCGAATATTTATAATAATACATTTACCAACCCCGGCGCAAAATCAAACAGTGTCACTGGATTTGTTCCTGAACACACATATCTTGGAATCTGGGGTAATGATCTTGTTGCTGATAATAACGAATGGATTAATTGTATTTATGATTTAAAAACACAACAAAGCCCTTTACATGGAATGACAATTGGACCAAGTAAAAATGCAAAATTAACAAATAATAGATTCAATAATTTTCAAGGTGGTTGTGTATATATGGATAGTTGGATCAATGACGGCGCAATTATAAAAGGTAACACCGGATATAATATATGGGAATTCGTTCAATTAACATGTAAATCGTGGGGCGATCCAAGCCAAGTAAGTATTAATACAAATTTTAAAATTGCTAAGAATAATATTCAATTAAGTAATGATTTACAATATTATGAGTGGGATAAACCCGGAAGTGTTAGTTCGTTTTTTGGATATTGTTATGATCCTTCACTTGATACAACGCAACATAAAGGGTTTCAAAACGTTGTAGCAGAAGATAACATCGTATTATTAGGAACGTATAAACAATTGGACGGCACAACCAAAACAAGTGAGAAGTTGGTATGTTATTGGGGAAATGTAGTGGGATCGGATAAAATCAATCTTTCTAGTAGTAATCAATTTGTTACTTCAAGTGCATCATTTAATGCGTTGACTGCAAGTGCAATAGTATCCCAAACACCAACTATATCGTTGATTGGTACAGGTTCGTTGGTTACTACTGGATCTTTCATAACAGTTAACCGTGCAGATTTACTTGCTATACAACAATCATTTATAGTTTTAACAAATACACTTACCAAATTGATTACGAAAACATGAGTTATCCATTTACTGAAACGTCATTGGGAAACAATCAATATATAAGAAAATTTGATGTGGACCCAAATCATATTGTTGAAGAATGGCACGTAGACCGTGAGGATCGCATTGTTGAAGTAATAGAAAATATAGATTGGCAATTTCAATTAGACAATCAATTGCCAGTTTTATTGGAAAAAACAATCTTCATTCCCAAAGAAACATATCATCGGATTATAAAAGGAAATAATAAATTAATAGTGAAAATAACAAAATTATAACGATATTTATATAACATATGGCACTTGATCAAAATACAATAAGATGGCCCGGTTCAGGAAGCGCAGTTGATATAACTACAGTTCCATTTGGATTTTATCTGAATGAAACGCAAAATTCACGTATTACTGGGGTATTTGAATATGATTGTGAGAAGAGTGCTGAATGGGCGGCGAAGAGGCTTGGTTATCCGTCTATTCACATAGAAATGAGAGATATAACTTTCTACACATGTTTTGAAGAGGCAGTTTCTGAGTACGGTGCGCAGGTAAATCAATTTAACATTCGCAATAACATGTTGACTTTAAGGGGTCTTTCTACAAAGGATTATCCTAATTTAACTGGCAGAAATATTTCAGGCACAAGTCTTCCATTCATTGTAAATGTCGCAAAACAATATGGAAGCGAAATTGATGTGGGTGGAAGCGTTCCTCTCAAGAGAGTTCCGATTCAATTGATAAAAGGTCAACAGACCTATGATTTAAATGAATTGATTGCATGTGAAAAAGAATGTGGCAATCGTATAGAAATTCGTAGAGTATTTCATGGTCCTGCGCCTGCTATGGCTCGTATTTATGATCCGTTTAGTATGACTGGCATGAGTTATAGCAACGTATTAAATGAAATGGGATTTGCTGGTTATAGTCCTGCCACTCAATTCTTGATGACTCCTATTTTTGAAGATTTGCTTCGTGGGCAAGCAATTGAATTTAATGATACAGTTCGTAAGAGTGGATATAGTTTTGAAATTACCAACAATAATTTAAGAATATTTCCGATTCCGACATATGGTCAAAACATATATGTAGAATATGTTGTTGAAAAAGACAAACTTGCAAGTGGTGTTGGAACTGAGGCCAATTATGATGTGGTAAGTGATTATAGTAATGTTCCATATCAAAATGTTGTATATAATAAATTAAATGATGTCGGTAAACAATGGATAAGAAAATACTATTTAGCATTATGTAAAGAGGTGTTGGGTGCAATTCGTCAAAAATATAGTACGGTTCCTATACAGGGAGGAGAAGTGACACTTGATGGTGCCGAATTGCGAAATGAAGCAAAAGAAGAAAAGGAAGTATTGGTCACACAACTTCGTGAAAATCTTGAAGCAACAACCAAGACATCGTTAATGGAAGCGAAAGCGACTGAATCGGAAAAGATACAAGACACCTTGCGGAAAATTCCATTATTACTGTATATTGGATGACTAATAATTATATTTAAAACATATGGGATTATACGGAAGATATTTCGGAGACAAAGATATTGGATTTTTGAGTGGCATCAATCAAGAATTAAATGAGAATATCGTTCAAACATATGTTGTGTTGTTCAAGATTGCCACATCGGAAACTAACGTCAATGTGTATGGTGAAGCTGGCAAAGATGGTAAGAGTTTTTATCCAGGTGTAGAAGTTGCGTCTTTTATTGATAGAGGGGACATTACTTCTGACGACGAGGGTTTTGGTCCGGATCGTGAACAAAGCGTTGTATATAAGTTCAGAGAGTCTGATTTAAAAGATGCAAATTTCTTCCCAGAAGTCGGAGATTTGATTTTCTTCAATGATCGTTATCATGAAGTTGACAATGTTGTTCAGGAGCAGCTTCTTGGAGGACAATCAGATAATTCTTGGTCAATAATTTGTAATACTCACTATAGTAGACTCAGTAAAATTAATTTGGTAAATAGACAGTTCTAACATATGTCATGGCAACCAAATACATCTAATCCAGTTCCGTCCAACGTGGACAAAACCAAAGAAAATAAGTATTTTCAAAATACTAAGAATCGTGCATTGGACGTTCGTCGTGATCAAGATCCAAAAAAAGATTTTACAATAACACTTCTTGATATAGATACGGCAATTGTAAAATATGTACAAGATGTAATCAATCCGACTGTAATTGACGCCGGTGAAAGTGTTAAAGTTCCTATTATTTATGGAAATCCAGAAAAATGGAATGCAGCAAAGAATGAGGGTTATTTGAGAGATCAACAAGGTAAAATTCAATTGCCAATCATAATGTTCAAACGTACTTCTTTCAATAAAAATGAAAGTATGTTGTCAATGAATAGATACTTGTCCGTTCCAATCATCACCAAGTTTGATCAAAAAAATAAATATGATAGGTTCAGTGTATTGAATCAAACTGTTGCTCCTGTCAATTCCGTTTATAGTTTAAGCTTGCCAGATCATATAAAAGTTGAGTATGAATTTATGGTCTGGACGGAGTATGTAGAACAAATGAATGCAGTTTTAGAAAAAATAAATTTTGCAGCAGAAGATTATTGGGGAGATCCTCAACGATTCAAATTCAGAGTAAGCGTTAATGATTATACCAATACAACAGAGACTCCGACTGAGAAGGACCGAGTTGTTCGTGCAACTTTTAATTTATCAGTATTTTCTTATTTATTGCCCGAAAGTTTTGAAGATCGTAAAAAAACAATGGAGAGATTTTTAACTCCTAGAAAAATTAGTATTACTGCCGAAACTATATTTAGTGATCAAATGAAAGAAGTTAATAAGAATGTTAAAAATAACACTTATAGTAATCCTTCAAACCCATATTATTCAATACCAGGTGGACCAATTTCTTCCAATGATGATAGTTGGAGATTTCCAAAACCGGCAATTGTTACTGAAAAGTCAACAACTGAGGGAGGTCAAATTTTGGAGAAAATCCGTCAAAGTTATGCGGCCTTAATACAAGAAACTATCATATTACAGACGAGTGGTTCTTCAAGTGGATCCGGTATGATATGGCACAATCCTCCCATCACTCCGAACGATTATGGTCAAGAAGGTTGGATGTCATATGATGGAAGTTATCATTATATATATGCGGGCGGTGTTTGGTTGCGTCAATCTATTGATCGTTGGGTCGTTTAAGATAAAATAATTTATATTATTATGTGATAAAGACAAAATAATTTATATTTATAATAATATAACGATAATTTATGGCATATCCAAATTCATCTCCATACAATTTAATTGTATCTCAAACGAGTGGTAGTGCAATCAACGGACAATATCCATTTGTTGAACGCATAATAAGTGGTAGCAATCTTTTTATAATTACCGATGCAAGTGGTAATTTGACTGGTAGCACCAACATTCCAACTGCAAATTTCACCAACTTAACTGTCACCGGTGCATTGACTGCTAGTATTATAAGTGCCAGCACTGCAATAACAAGTGCGGCAGCTACTTTTACTGGTCCGGTCACGATGAGTGCAACATTGAGTGCCAGTGGTGGTATTACCGCAAGTGCAATTTATGATGCCGGTACATTGACGGTTATTGGTAATTCTACATTAGGAACAGTTACTGCAACATCAATTACTAGCTCATTGAGTGGAAGTAGTATTCAATCCGGCAATGCAACACTTACTTCGGTCACTGGCATAAATACATTGAGTGGTGCTAATTTAGTTGTTTCTGCGAATGCGATTACATCAAGCACGTTATATGTGACAAGTAATGCTGTAATATTGGGCACCGTTACGGCAGCATCAATTACTAGTTCATTGAGCGGTAGTAGTGTATCAACAGGAAATGCAACCATTGCAGGTGGAACAATAAATGGAACCAGCATTGGAGCAACGGCAGCTTCAACTGGCAATTTTACCGCATTGACCGCAAGTAATATATCTTCAAGTGGCTACATTACTGCAAGCTCGGGTTATTTTTCTGGAAACCTATTTGTCGGTGGGACGATTGTCGGAACTATCAGTGGTAGTATTACGCAGGCTGCTACTGCCAGTGCGGTTACAATTACCGATACGACTTCAACTGCTGGCACATATTATATAACATTTGTTGATGGAACTACTGGTACAAGGGTAGTTAGAACGGATAGTGACGGTCTCTCATATAATCCTTCCACAAATACATTGAGTTCAAGTGGAACTATCAGTAGTAGTAATGCATGGAACAATACGTTGATTGTAACAGGCACATCAACTCTTGGTGGTTTGGTCAGTGCAAGTGCGGGATTAACTTCTAGTGCAATTTATGACTCCGGTACATTAACTGTGGCGGGTATTACTAGTTTGACAAACACTACAAATAATGCAAATTTTTCTACAAATAATGGATTGTTTGTAGCGGGTGGTGCGACGGTTTCTAAAGATTTATGGGTCAGTGGTAGTACAACAATTGCAGGAAATCTTACGATTTTGGGCACTAGTAGTATAGTTAATATTAGTTCTAGTACGATAATTATTGGTGCCAATCGTATAGAATTAAACGCATCGTCTCCTATGATGAGATATGCGGGCATTGATGTGTTTGATAGTGGAAGTGGAACGTTTGTAAACCAAGTTACCAGTTCATTATTGTGGGATAGTTTGAATGATGACTGGATGATGGTTAGTAACAATAGCAGTTCTGGTGCTCCTTTGACACAATCAAGTGCAATGATAATTGGCGGGCCCAGTGGAAGTTTTGGCAATGAAGCTAAATTGACTAACAATTTCTTGACAAAGGCACAAGCTACTGGAAAGAATATTGGCGACAGTAAAGTTAGTGATGACGGTATCACGTTATTATATACTGGTACTACAATTAGTGGTTCACAAATAAGTGCAAGCCACGCATTTATTACTGGTACAATTACTGTCAATACGGGTTCATTTACAACAGTTACCATTGTTACCGGCAGTAGTCCCGGCGTTGGCAATGTTCCAACGACGCCGACATCTTCTGGTATGCCAGGTCAAATTGAAGTTGATAACAACTTTATTTATGTTTATACCAACGCGGTATGGAAGAGAGTTCCTCTTTCTCAATGGGCAAATTAATTTTGTTTAACAATTTAGTAAATGTGATAACCCAAGAAAATACCATTCTTGGGTTATTATATTGTAATAACAATAGGGTTCCATATATTTATAATGGAACTATTTATATTTATATATGCCTATAGGAAGCACATTTGTTTATAATCCCGGCGATTTGATCTTACAAAATGTAAGTTCATCTGGGAACACTTTTATAGAAGTTAAAATTGCGGCGGCAACAAGCAGTATTATACTATTCAATTCAAATGCATCATTAACTTCGCAATCATTAAATAGTACAACTGTTGGTACATCAAGTTATTTTAGTGGAAGTAGTGCGGTAATTGGAATTTTATCGGCATCCCATATCAATGTATCCGGTAGTTTAACGGCAGACAGTCTGAGTGTAATACATAATTTAATAGTTGCCACGATAACCGCAAGCACTTTGCTTGCAAATAATGGTCCATTGGTTATAACAGGTAGCAATGCATATTTACAAATGTTTCCTGTTGGTGGCAGTCCCATTCCAACTAGTACAACTGCAAGTTACATATATGTTAGCGGTAGTACCAACGATTTGTATTTTACACAATATAATGGTCCATATACCAATACGACTCGTTTTCGTTGGTTAGAAAGCAACATGTATACTGGTATTCTGCATGGTGGAATAATATCCAGTACACTTGGATCAACCACATTTAATGTTCCGGAAGGTGAGGGAATGATTGTGAGCATGAATGCGTTTACTTCTAGTGCTCCATATCCTACTATTAGTCATATTAATTGGAATAGTTCAAGTAATGCATTGTTGTATAGTGGTAGTGCAAAAGTTACATATGTTGGTATTGATAGTGCCGGACAAGTTATTCAACAAACGAATAGTTGGGGTAGCACTGATATAAATCAGTGGGATAATTCAATTTTTTTGGGGGTGGTGTTACATTTGAGTGGTAGTGTGAGTAATGGTGTTTTTGTTAGTCCTCAAATTTGTTATGGTTCCTCGCAGAAGACGGATGATTTTATCCGAGCATTTGGTCCGGTAAAAATAAGTGGACATACATTGCAAGCGAGTGGAAGTGGATTGTCTATCAAAAAAACTGGCGGCACTGCTTATCGTGAAGGTTCAAATTATAACATTAATCCAAATCATCCGAGTGTCGTTGTTGATAATGCAGTACTTACAAGTAAAATATTTCGTTATTATGTGAGTGGTAGTACTACTGTAATTGATAGTGGACCCGGCAATGCTGGTTATTCTACATTGGATATTACACATTATAATAATAATGGAGTATTGACCGCGTTGAATGGCTCAGGAAACAAGCAATTTACATTGCAGCGAGTATATTGGTTTCCGAATAGTCCTAGCAATGCGTTCATTGTTTATTACGGTAATGCGGTATATGGTACATTACTTGATGCGACTGTGGCAATAAGTACAGAACCGTTTGTTGAAGCTCCGAATACGGCGGAGAATGCGATTCAATTGGCAACAATTATTATTGAAGGTAATAGTACAAATTTGACGACGGCAAATAAGTCTACGATTATTCAAGCTGGATTATTTAGAAGTGTCACTGGTACTGGTGCGGGTGGAACGTCGCCTGTTGTAACCAGTCTTAACAGTTTGAATGACGTTGCGATAACAACGCCGTTACAAGGAGATTTATTTGTATATGGTAATGGTACTCAATGGAATAATACAAAGACATTGATTGGAAATTATACTGTCTCTGGCAGTTTTGTAACAAATGATGGAATTACGTCGGTAACTATTACTTCATCCAATATTAGTGTGAGTGGCACGATTACCGCAAATGCAATTACTGCGAGTAATTTGTATGGTACAAGTAGTTGGTCAACTAACAGTTTAACAGCAAGCTATCTAACTCCTGCTAATAGTTATCAAATTACAAATTTAACTGCTAGTGGAGTGGGAACTTTTACTGGTCTTGGTGTTGGAACAACTTCACCAAATACAAAACTTGAAGTAAGCGGAACATTTCGTGCAGGTAATAGCACAGATACCTACATGACCTATGATAGTTCTGCCGACAACTTGAATTTCAGAAAGGGAAGTTATAACTTAACGATTGGTTTTGACGATGCTAATGGTTTTACACCGACGATTGTAAGCACAGGTGGTCCAAATTCACTTATAACGCCACCTTTATATGCGAAAGTGTCTGCATCTGCCGCTTTAGTAAGAGCACTTAAAATAGAAAATCCAAACAGCACAATTAATAGTTCGGCTGTTGGTTTCAATTTTCGTGCAGGTGGAAACGTTGAAAAAGGGTTAATTGCTTTTCAACAACGAACCATTTGGGGTGTTGGTGATATGGTTTTTGCAATGAATAATGCGGGTGATAATACAACACCTACTCTAAGTGATGCAAAAATGGTTATTCAAGGAAGTACCGGAAATATTGGTATTGGTACTACTACGCCTGTAAACACATTAGATGTAGTGGGTAATATTAGTTGTAGCGCAATTACAGCTAGTTTGTTTCTTGGAACTTCAAGTTATACAAATACTTCAAGTGTTTCAATCAATGCTTTAACCGCAAGCTATCTAACTCCTGCTAATAGTTATCAAATTACAAATTTGACAGCTAGCAATGGAATATTAATTGGTGGATATAGTAACTACGGTTACGGTACAACTCCTTCAATTGCAATGATTGCTGGTACTACGTCATCAAACAGCCAATATAGCGTAACATTAAACAATAATAGCAATGGTACTATTGCAATCAATTCACAGGGTGCAAGTGGAATACTCAAAACAGTTGCCGGAAGCAGTGTTTATGTTGGTGCAACCGGTGGTGCAAACAATACTTATTTGGGCTTTAGTGGTAGTAGTGGTGGTGGTGGAACATATCTTAACTTTTCACAAAATGGAGCAAGAAGCGGATTGCACGTTACATATGATTTCGGTGTGGATTTATTTAGCGTTCATACAAACGGAAACGTTGGTATTAACGTCGCAACAGCAAGTAACATTGCCGCCAAGTTACATATTAGTGGAAGTACCGTAAACGAGACTGAATTTTTAATTCAAAACATCAGTGGAAGTAATCTGGTATTCGTGAGTAGTAGTGGAAACGTCGGTATAGGCACAAATAATCCTACGCAATTATTGGATGTAAATGGGTTTGTTCAAAGCTCACAGGGATTTTATGTTATTGACAACGGCACTTTTCTAACGGCAAACGCAATTCAATTAGGAAATAGTGCGGGTAGAATTGGATTGAGTAGCACTAATCTTTCATATGGCACAGCCGGAACAACTACATCACATAACTTTTTGATTAGTGGGGTATCTCAATTATATATAAGTAGTAGTGGTAATGTCGGTATTGGAACAACAGTTCCAGTAAATAAACTTGATGTTGCCGGAAACATTAGTTGCAGTGTTATTACTGCGAGTACATTTTTTGGTACAAGTAGTTGGTCAAATAATAGTTTGACATCAAGTTATATAACCGCAAGTAATGTAATTGGAACTGTTACAAGTGCAAGTTATGCTCTTAGTAGTAGTTATTCACCAACAACTATTACTGCAAGTTGGGCAACAAATTCATTAACCGCGTCATATTTAACAACAACAAATAATTATCAAATTACTAATTTAACTGCCGCTTCTATTAGCGCAAGTGGTGGATTAACAGCTAGTGCAATTGTTGTTGGAACAAGTTCATTAACTTCTGGTTATGTGTTTGAAACTACCAATGGTAATATTAAATTGGGAACAAGCCGTGCATCACAAAATCAAATTGATGTTTATGGTAATTTAAATTTTAAAAACAGTGGTGGCGGCGTAACTACTGACATGTATATCACCAATGAAGGTGGATTAAATCGTGCAATTAAAGTTCCCGGCAACGGTGGTAATGGTGATTGGATAATTTATAATACAGTTGGAACTGGATTAACATTAAGTGATCCATCTGGTGCTGGTAGTGGTTCATTGAGTTTAAATCCACAACAAATTACATTAACTAGAACATCAGTCGCAGGTGGCGGCGGCGGTAATTTTATAAGATGGAGTGTTAAAGGTCCAAATGCCGGTGGTGGTGTTGGTTACTATGCATTTGGCAATCCAAATGCTGAAATTGGAACCGTTGGTGGTAGTCACACATATATTATTGCCGCGAATGGTGGAACTGTTAGCGGCACAAATGCTGGTGGTAATGTATATATTGATCCGGGTAGTGGTAGCGGAGGTGGTGCAAATGGAAAAATATTACTCGGAACCAATACATCCAGTTTGGTTGGTATTGGTGTAGCAAATCCTATCAATACATTGGATGTTGCTGGTAATATTAGTTGTAGCGTAATTACTGCGAGTAACTTCACCGGTGGTTCATTTACATCAACTAATATCTCAAGTAGTGGAACAATTATTTATAAAAATGCAGTATTGTTAGATTATAGCAGTAGTGCATTGGCTACAAGTCAATCAAATTATGTAATTTTACAAAATTTGACGGGTAGTTATAATAGTGCATTTTTTGATTATTTTGCAAGTAGTGCTAGTAATTTTAGAGCAGGTACGGTGATTGCTGGTTGGAGTGGAGGTAATGTTACTTATGCAGAATATGCAACAACGGATGTTGGTAATACCACTCAAGTAACTATGAGTGTCGTTATTAGTGCGAGTTATATTCAATTATTGGGCAATGCATCTAGTTCATTAAATTGGAATATTAAATCTGCCGGACGATACTTATAATGATTAAATAAAAAATTTACAATATTTATATTAATATAACAGTATTATAAACATATTGTTTTCCGGATAGTGATGGAAAATATACTATGAATGAATTCGTCGTAAAAAATGGCTTAATTAGCCAAGGAAATGTCACCGTTACAGGTTCGGCTACAACAACATTAGATAGCACGATCAACAGTATTACGGTTGGAAAAGGTGCAGGCAATATAGCCACAAATACTGTGGCTGGAGTTGGTTCTTTATCAAACAACACAACCGGCAATTTTAATAGTGCATTTGGATACAAATCGTTGTTAAACAATACCACCGGAAGAGTAAACACTGCGTTTGGCGTTAATGCTTTGGCAAGCAACACTGGTGGACAGAAAAATAACGCGTTTGGTTATGCTGCATTAAAATTTAATGTTGCTGGTACTTTTAACAATGCATTTGGCGGAACTTCATTATATAAAAACACCATCGGCATTCAAAACAATGCGTTTGGTTATGGTGCATTGTATAATAACACAGTTAACAACAATAATGCATTTGGTTTTAAAGCATTAAATAATAATACAACTGGCAATTTAAATAGTGCATTTGGTCATTTAGCGTTGGCCAGCAACATTACAGGCAGAGTAAATAGTGCATTTGGTTATCAAGCTCTTGTTAGTAATACTGCGGGACAGAAAAATGTTGCCGTTGGCGTTAATGCGATGCAGTCAAATGTTATAGGTAACACTAATGTTGCGGTAGGTGCGGCATCGTCGGGTAATAATATCAGCGGCAGTTCAAACAATTCATTCGGTTATGGAGCTTTAAGTGCGAATACGACCAACAACAACAATGCATTTGGTTACAAGGCTTTGTTTGCAAACACCACCGGCAATAGTAATAGCGCGTTTGGTCATTTATCGCTCATAAGCAATACAACCGGCAATAGTAATAGTGCATTTGGTTATAAATCATTAGCGAGCAATACGGTTGGACGCAATAACTGTGCATTTGGGTTTCAATCTCTCAATTTTAATACCACCGATAATAATACCGCTTTCGGTTACAGTGCGCTTGCATTTAATACCGTCGGCACAAGCAACACGGCGGTTGGTCAATCCGCATTAAAATTAAATGGTTCTGGTAGTCAAAATACTGCGGTCGGCGTCAATGCGTTAAGTTCCAATAGAACAGGCGGTCAAAATACTGCGTTTGGTTATAATGCCCTAAGTTTTAATGTTTTGGGTAACAATAACAATATTATCGGTTATAAAGCTGGCAGATCAAATGTCAGTGGCAGTCAAAACAATGCATTTGGTTTTAATGCTTTGTACGCAAATACTACAAATTATAACAATGCATTTGGTCACGGTGTATTGCAGAGTAATACCACTGGAACTTACAATAACGCATTTGGTAGTTTTGCCCTAGGAAGTAATACAATCGGCAATAATAATAACGCATTTGGTTATAGAACATTGATTTTAAATACAACCAATAATAATAACGCTTTTGGTTATAAATCGTTAAATAATAATACGATTGGTTATCAAAACAGTGCATTTGGTCATTTGGCTCTTGCAAGCAATACCACAGGTAATGGTAATACCGCATTTGGTTATCAATCAAGCGCAACACTAGCTGCACAATCAAGTTGTTCATTTTTTGGTGCCAATGCAACTTCTTTGGTAGACGGCATTGTAAACAGCACCGCAATTGGTTATGGTGCCACGGTAAGTGCGAGCAATCAAGTTGTAATCGGCAACACATTGATAACACAAACAATTATAAATGGATCAGTAAGCGCAAGTAGTTTTACCGGTAGTCATTCTGGAACTTCATCATACGCATTAAGTGCGAGCAATGCGGTGTCTTCACAGACTGCTTCATATCTTCCAATTGGAACTTATAATATAACAAGCAGTTGGTCAAATAATAGTTTGACGGCAAGTAGTTTAGTATCAGCTAATAGTTATACAATTACTAATTTAACAGCAAGTAACATAAGTGCAAGTGGAACAGTTGTTATAAATAATTTAACTACAACTGGTACAACATATCTCGCCAATAATTCCTATGTAACAGGTAGTGGAAATGTGGTTTTAAATATATACGAAGCACAAGCTGGCTTTCCAGCAGTTATTCAATATGGAAATGCCAACGGTAAAAGTACCATTTGGCAAGCAGGATTGAATGCATATGGAAACGCATTCGGTGATGCTTTTGCTTTTGCTGTTAGTTCCAGTGGAGTACAAAATACAATTAAAGCATATTTTTCAACCGCTGGCAATTTTAATTTATTAAGCGGAAGTTTAATTTTTAATGGAGAAGCCACTTCTAATTTGTATCGTAGTGCAACAGGTACGATCAAAACAGATGGTAATTTTGTTGTTGGTGGGACTACAACAACAGTAAATGCATTGAGTGCAAGTGG